ATCTGTACTTCCTTCATCCATATAATACGAAGAGCCTTCTGGATTTATCCAAGTTTCATCTTCAAGCCCTTCAGTATTTAAACCCATACCAAACATTATTCGATCTCTAATTTCTGGCGCTAATGCTGCTAATAAAGATGCAGGACCTAGCATACCTGGCATTCTTGGTTGCTGCTTTCCAGGAACTCCATGCACTGACCTCATGTAATCTTGAAAAGATCGAGTTACCATACTAGGCTGCGCTACAGAAGGGTTTGTTTTAGTAAGAGGCTTTGGCGGAGGTTGATACGTCATTCTATCTGAAACAGTTT